TCCATGATGTTTCTATATTCTTCTTGATGTCCTAAAACAGCATTCCTCAAGAATGGTCTCTCTGGCATCCTTACTGTTCCCAACTCAACATACGGAGCATATTCTACATTTGTTCCGATGTAAGCATATGTTCCATCATCTGCATGGCTGATACTATTCCTCAAGTTACCTGTATCAACAGCACCCAAGGCTGTTATTTCAAATTTGGCATTATTCTCTCCTGCCTGTCCAAGCATTTCAAGAATAACAGGCATCTTAGATGCTAAATCTTCAAGCACCTCTTTTGAGTTATCTTTAACTTGAACATCAACCATTGTTTCTCTCCTTAAAAAACTCTGCCCACTCTGGTTCTTCTTTATCAAATATAGTTTTCTGCTCTTTGGTTAATTTGTAAGGATAATCAGCAAACAAGTTGAAAGTAGTCTTTTTATCAAAACTGAATATAAAAACTCCAACAGTATCTTCAGAATTATCTAACCACCATATCTGATTTGATTCATCTTCTTTGTACCATCTGTCATTTGACATCGCCTCCAACTCCTTTCTTTTGCTTATTTGTTTGCGTATTTAAGTATCCTAAAATATTCTCATATTCTGTATTTGATTGTAAGGTATCCAAATCAACTAGATTTACTCTTGTTTCTGATGCTTGCCCACCTACTCTTCTTGCTGTTTTTGTGCATCCAAATCTCTTGTTGAGCGTTTTTTCGATTGAACCATAGTTGTCAAATGGAGTCCATCCACTATTTGTAGGCGATTGCAATTCCAGATATTCAAGAACCCCTTCTTTTGTTTTTCTTATTATCGATGCGTGTTTACCTGCTGATAAATAATAGGATTTTCCTGCTACCGTTTCATTTACAATGATTTTTGCAGTTTCTGATGCTTGCTTTTTTACATAATATTTTTTTATATCTGCATTTGCAACCTCCAACAGTTTTTCGCCAACCACTTTCATACAGAACATATCTTGGCTTTTTCCACCTCTATAATCTGTGACATCCAAGCCTAATTTATTTGCGCAATATGCATGAGCCAAAGATGCACAAGAACCTGCTGTTTTATCGCCTCCACTTATCTTTGCTATTATATCATTATCAGAGAGATTATTGTTAAGTTTTTCTACCTTAACATAATCAACCCCTCTTACGCTTGCTGTTTTTTCCAACCATTCCGCTTCTTGCTGATGATTTGTGTGTTTCTCTTCCCTTGTGTTTTCTTCGGCTTCTGCCTTTTTTGCCATCGCTTTATATTCATTGATATATTGCTGTCTGATGGCTTCGCCCTGTCTTTCCTGCTTATCAATAGGGTCTGACCTTATATCCCTTGATTCTTTCCATTCATCATAGGTCATATCCCCAAGCCTTTCATCGATGTCGAAATCAGTTATCTTCTTGTCATATCCATCAAACACAGACACCATAGTGCATCTGCAATTATAAACCATCTCTGGTTCTGCTGATGGGTCGGCAGGATACATTATCTCATACCCATCAACCTTAAATGGTTCATCTATTTCTTCACGTTCTCCATCTAGCATCCTGTGTTCATGCCTTGTCCTATCATCTATGGTAGCAAGCCATTGTTTTTTCATGCTGATGCCCAAATCCTTTGCTCTATGCATTGCTTCTATTCGCCCAGAATTCTGTGCTGATGTGATGGACGTTCTTGCATCTCTGATGGATGCCTTATATTCCATATATCCTGCATTCCGCATTCGTTTTGCAATCTTGGGAATTGATTCGCCTTGCAGTATTCCTTGAGTTATCGCAGAAGTGATATGTTGCTGATTCCATCGCAGATTTTTTTGACGCATTCTCTCATAAGTTACTGAACCAAATTTATAATTTGGCAATAGCCTCGGATTTTTCTTAACAAGTCTCTCCACAGTATGAGCATCATATAACGAATAAGATGTATTGACCTTGCTTTGTGATTCCACTTGAAATGTTGCATAATTGTGATTAAGGGCATATACCTCTGGCATATACCCTTCTATCATCCCTCTTGCCTTGGAATAAGTATCTGTCAAATCCTCTGCAAGTGTATCACGCATCTCTTCCCATCTTTTGCCAACAGCAATCTGACCTATCTTCCATTGCTTGTATTCATTCTGTGCCTTCTTATATTCATCGAATGAAATCTCCCCTGCATTATACTTCTCAAGTTGTTTTTCAAGATATCCCTGTCGGATGCTGTCTTTCTTTTCGTACCTTTCAAGATAATCCTTTATTTTGGCTTCTACTTCCTTGGTTGCCTGTGTATATTCTTTTCGGATTTTCTTCTCAAGTTCCTCAAGAGTCTTTTCGGTTTCATTATTGCCTATATCAGACTTATACGTTATTTTCCTCGCCATTTTCTTCTCCTAATGGTCTTATATTATCCGCATCCATCTGTTTAATCATATCCTCTGCCTTATCTGCATCGCCCAACAGAGTAAGGATTTTTTCTGTCACATATGATGATTCAAGATATGTTCCTGCTGATACTATAGTCTGAATCTCTTCTGTAACATTTACTATCCTTGACCTTGTAAACGTAGGCTCATCATCTATACCTGCAAGTGCAAGGATGCCATCAACAAACTCTGTGACACATCCCTCAAATTCATCTGTTTTTTTGTCAAGGTCATCATATGAAGACTTAATCTGTGTGGCTGTTATTGCACCGCCCTGTATAGCCTTCGTATCAAGTGCCATAGCATCTTCATACAGGTCACTTCTTAACCTGTCCAAAAGTGCTTCTCTGCTCGCATATGGTGCTTCTATGGTATGTGCCTCTGCTCTGGCATTGGAATCTTCAACGAGTCCTGCATGGACAGTTTTCATCCTTTCCACGAAATTGGCAAGGTCTATATCATCCATGCCACCTGCATTCTGTATTGCCCAATAGATATAGCTTGCTTCATCAACTGTGTTTGCAAATCCACTCTTGATAAGGTCATAGCAATCTATCTGCTCTCTTAATCCCTCTAACTCATTCTGATGCTCTTCATTTGCCCATAAAGGCACGATAGGAAATCCATTATAATTTACCCCATCAAGAATCTCTGTGCCATCTGCTTCACTTGTAACAGCTATCTGGATATACTTTCTCTTTTCATATAGAACCTGTCCTTCAAAATCAACCTTGCCATTATTTTCAACCTTGTTCCAGATATAATCTGTATATCCATCCATCTCATATAAGGTGGCTCTTAATGGTTTAGTAGTATCCACCTGCCAGAATCTGACACCTGCCTTCATTGCACCATCATTCTCATCCCATAATGGTGCATACTCCAGAACGTCAAAAATATCGATATGGTCAAAATTCCAAAATCCAAATGCTACTGCGCCCCATAATGACTTGAGTCCTGCCTTCATAATCTGAATATCAAATGATTTCCTTTTGCTCCCTAACTTTTCTCCTGTATCAGCATTGTTCCAACTGACTCCATTTGATAGCAGATAGGAATTCTCCTGCATAATGAACTTTCTGAAAAACTGACTTCTTAACTTATAATTAGCAGAATAATTATCTGGAATCGCCTCGCCTGTTACTGTATATAAGATTTTCTGAAAATCCATGATTGTTTGATTCTGCTTTCTGAAGTATCTATTTGCAACTAGAGCATCTGCGTATAGTTTAGATGTCTTATGCGAGTTGATTACCTCTCGGATAAAATTCATCCTTGCCTGTTCATTATCGCCAACTTGTAGCAAATCTTGATATGAGTGCATTATGTTCCTCCTTAAATCCTTCTCTTTCCGTCATACATCTGCGGAATCTTTCTTGTTTCCTCGCTAGGTTTACTATACATTAAACGGCAAATCGATGCAAGCGAATCTGGTGCATCGTCATGTTCGGCATTTTCGTTGTAATCTAATATCTGCTGAATGTATTCCTCATCCGTTCCCTTTACGAATACAATATTATCCCACTCTCCTTTGAGATAGGTTGTAATCTTGAGAAACTTATTCATGGATTCATGGTATGTCACCGCTCTCTGATTCTTTTTCTTGAATTCTTTGGCAAGATATCCCTTATCTCCATTATCCTCGCACCATATCTTATTACCCATGAATCCGTCTTTGTACTTGATTATCTCATCCATGCAATCTTCAACGTGCTTATGATATAGCTTTCCGAATACATATAAGGTCTTTTCCTGCCTCTTTGCTATCGTGAAGGCTGTTCCATCTTCTCCACCATAAGATGCATCTACATGGCTATACTTAGCCTGCTCAATCAGACTTGGGTCTGCTCCTGTCTTGGCATTTGCAAAGATTACATCCTCGGATGCGATATGCCTCAATTCGTAGTTTGCACAGAAGAGTGATGGAATCATTTTACTCTTTATATCTGCAATTTCTTCATCGCTTATCAATCCTGTTTCGTAACAGGTGTATTTCTTTGCCTTTGGCATAATAGATGCTACATCATCTGGATGCCAAGGTGTAAGAGTATTATATATCCTTCCATCTCGATTTTTAATATTCTGCAATTCTTGATAGGCAATTTTGGTTCTCTCTCGTTCTGCCTTGGATAACCTGTCATTGATATTACTAATATCGTCTGTGAAAATATAGTCGAAGTGCTTTCCTGTGAGAGAAGAGCCAATTCCCATCCCAACAAGCTGTGAAGTACCTCTTATATCCGTAGTTAGATTGGTTGATATCTCGGTCATATTCGACACACTCAACTTCAAACTAACACCATATATACATTGAACTAAATATTGCGTATGAGGGTCTAATAGTATCTTTTCTACCTGTCTTATTATTTCCTTTACATCCGAATCTGTCTTACGCAGGAATAAGGTTCTCTTATTGGGTAGCAGAACAATAATCCTTGCCAAGGTTATCGACACGCAGGTAGTCTTATAAGATAAACGATGTGCTTGCAAGGATGCATCCTTTTTTCCTTTGGATGGCATCATATCCTTTAGCCATTCTTCATTCAATTCTTGCATCTTTGTAAAACCTATCATATGAGCATATTTCAATGGTTTATTCAATAGCAGGTCAATCGCTTGTTCTCTCGTCAGCATATCTGAAATGATAACCTCCTGTTGTCTTTTTTTTCCTGTGCAAACGGTAGGGAGTGCCACTTTTCAATCTTCCAGAACCGCTTTTTCAACTTCGTTTATAACATCCGCATCTACTTCAGCAACCTGTATCTTATCAATCGGTTTCTGTCCTGCTGTGTCTCGTATAACCTCAAAAGCCTTGGAGTCACCCTTGAGTGCCTTTTTAAACTGTTGAACAGCTATTGCCTCTGCTCCACTCTTAACAGTTCCATCCTTGCCTGTAATGTCCTGTTCTAACAGCATTTCCATAGCCAACCGCAGGTCTCTTTTCTTTCTTCT